TCAGTTTACAAAAGCGGAGCGGAAACCGATGTTGCCGTTGGCGCTAGCCCGAGGGTTGTTCAGGTCCACGCGGAACACGCCAGCACGGGAAGTGCTGATCCAGTCGCCCCCGCAGAGCGGCAAACGCTCACCAGTGAGGCTTGCCCAATGGTAATCGCCGCCATAATCTCCGTTCGGTTCATCAGGATACAGAAGCAGAGCCTTTGCAAGCTCTGGTGCTGTCAGTCCGGATGCAAGAGTCATGTCCTTGTACTGGCAGCCATTACCCTGATCTGTCTTGTAAGTCACATCGCCATTGGTAAGCTGGAATTTTCCGGAAATCCAATCCCATTTCAGAGTGCCGGCAGTTCCCGGAGCTACCAGTGAGCCGTCAGCTGCGATTGCTTTCCATTCTGTAGAACCAGCTGCCATACTGGTTGTCAAAATCATGCTGTTCGCATACGGAATAATCTGGATTTCGCCATCAACCAATCTCATGCCAGCGCACCACTCCCATACATTTCCATTCAGATCGAAGATTCCGTCCGGCATCCAGTTATGGCTCCATGTATCAGGACCAGAACCGGTTGCTACACGACCGATCTTGCTACTATCGTAGTAAGTCGGTGTCCCTTTCTCGTGTGGGTATCCGTGATCGCTGCCGTAGTTATTGTTACCTCTTGGCATAGTGCCGTTCTTTCTACACCACAGAGCGATAGCGCTCCATAAGGAATACGGCATCAGGCCCCATCCGGTTCCTTTGTTTCTGCAGTAGTTGACGGACTGGTCGAAGTTCACGCTGGTCTTCGGGTCCTTAAACGGAAGTGAGTATGCTCTGTCATTCATTACAATGTTCTGGAATTTTGAGACATACACAACATCTTTTTCCGCACCACCTACAGAAAATGCCGGATGGATGTTCTCACTTCCTCCGGCAATTACATCTGAGATTTTGAATTTTGGAAACGCAACCATGATGGACGGCATCCCACGATCATCCAGTAAAACTGTGTTCTTTCCTCCGGACAGTGCCTCGACTGCCAGCTTCATATCATCAAAATTTGCCATGATTTAGACCTCTCTTTCCCATAATCTCAGTTCGCAACGATCCATGGAAAAAGGAACCGGCTTCAACTCTTTGATAGTAGGCTGTTCGGTTCCCTCTTCATTCTCTGGATCATAGTTCGGATTTTCTTTTTCTACTTCTGTATATTCCCTTGCAGGAATAATGATCTGTGCAACATACTTGTCACCTGCATCGGCTCCCATCACCAGTCCACCGGTGTAGTCTTCGCAAATATCGATCACAACCTCATAGTCACGCTCTTTCTTTGAGACATTGAACATCAGCTCTCCATCGTCAAAGTCGATCGTTTTTCCAGATACCTCGTAAGGAATGAAATTCTTTCCGTCTTCCGGTAAGTGTGTAATCTTCATCAGTAATACCTCCTCTGTGTTCTTCCCATTTCCATTGCTTCACGGCTTCTGACCGCAGTTACTTCTGCAGCTTCTCTCATTGCCGGGTTGTTGGTGTCGATTCCGTACTTCTTGGCAACATACTCGATGTCTGCCTGTCTTCTTTCGTCCTGGATAATCACATTTGCCATGATTACATTCCTCCTCTCACATACAGGTCCATGGTTACTGATTTCGCAGATCCAGTGTAAGCTACCTTGAATCCATTCAGCAGCTTGTCCGTAAACTCAATATCTCCCACAGCACCACCAGACACGCTGGTAACTTCTGCTGTGATAAGATACGTCTTATAATTGCGTGGAGTTTTCAGCTGAATGGTTTTCACTGAGTTATTAAACGGATATACCTGGGAGTTTGTCAGGGTGACTGTGACTTTCTCGCCGTCAAGTCCCTCTACTTTTCTCATAACACTTTTCAGCATCCTGACAGCCTCTGCGCTTATTTCATGTCCTTCCAGGATTCCCTGCTCCATGTGATTGAAATTAGTTGCGCTCTGCTCAGTGCCTTCCTGCAGGACTTCTCCTGGATCAGGGACGTGTTCAATGCTTCCGTCCGAGTTCTGAGTTTCTTTGTACCGATACGGATTTTCTACGACTTCATCTTTCCAATATGTCGGTTCGTACATTGTGCATACCTCCTTCCTACTCCTCTAAAATGTTAATGGTTACTCGGTAATAAATACCTTCCTTTTTGGATTTCTTGGTGATATTTTCAGCTTTACTCCACCAAAGCTCTCCGCTTGTACTGTAAAGCTGTACTTCTGTTACCTTTACCTCGCCAGATACCGAAGGGTTTAATATAAATTCAATCTTTACCTTTCCATCACTACTAATAGTGATATCAGTAATCTCTGACCGGTAATAGGTGGAACCGATTTTGTATTTGGCATAAGCGACCGTATTCTTCACATGATTTCTGAATCCGGCCAGTGCCGCAGCTGATAACATTGCTACTCCTCCTTTTACAATTTTCTTTTGCTTCCGCAAGCACGATACAAAACTTCTGCATTTGTGCTATCTACCTGCAAATTCAACGCTCCTGGTTCTATCTCTGCCAGAAAGCTCCTATCTGGCTTTGTGCCAGAAATAGGGTAGGGAAACTCGACTCCCGCACCTTGAATCGAAGCCAGAAGCTGTACGGACGTTACAGAGCCAACCACGTTGATCTGCGGATAGGTTCCTGCTTTTCTTCCTCTTGCTGTCATTCGATAAGGGAATTTCTGCGACTGAGGATCTGCCCGAATTTTGATTGTTGTTGGAGTATCAAAAACCACTCGGAAACTTTTTTGTGCCTGTTTCACCTCGTTCACCAACTTTATAATCTGATCTAAGCCAGCTTCCGAAGTTCCAGGGCTTACGCTGATTTCAAAGGTATGAGGTGCTGTGTTTTCAATTAGCTTGACATCTCTTCCACACAATTCTTTCAGCAGCATCTCGATTCTGGCCGGATTCATCGGCTTCCTGTAGTTCCTTTTTGAAATAACTCGACTCCGGCGTTCTTCAATACTCAATGCTTCATTGGTCGGCAGCCCATAGCTTTGCTCCCAATAAGGAAGGGACCAGGTTGCCGTTTCCGGAAATGCCTGCTCCCTTAATTCGTTAATTGTGTCCTGTGCCAATGACAGAGGTACGCTCATAACCTCGAAAATCCATTTTCCCACATATGAGTTGTCATAAATGGGGGAAATCATACCCATCATGTCCCTTGCAAGTTCTCTGGTTGGGAAGTTCTCTAAATCAAACATTTAGCTTCCCTCCTTCACCATGACGGACTTAGTGCTCGGATACTGATCCAGTTTGATTTTGATGTTTGAAATGCCGCCATTCATAAGCAACTCCTCAAAATCATCAACGCCTGGCGTATTGGTAAGTACTGAATGTACCCAATTGTATTTCACTTCTCCTTCCGAATTTACGGTCTTGTAATACTTCGCAAGGCCAGCTTTAAAATCTTTTAGGACTTCTTCCTGGGAGTATCCGTCTTCCAGCTCAATACTCTTGATGGTATAATCTATCTCTACCAGCTCCGGAGCGGAAACTGTCAAAATAGTATTCGGCGGTGCAAGCCTGTCCAGCGGGCTTTCAGGACTCATTATGTAGTTATATACTGCTTTCTGGAGTGTTTCGTTTGCAGCTTCTCCGTTTCCGTCAAGCACGATGATCTTTACCGTTTCTGGTCCGTTCCATTCCGGTACGACAATGGCCGTTCCTATTCCGGCTACCGACTCGGCCCAGCGTTTGTAATCTGACTCATTACCGATATAAGAATCATCCATCTGCTCATTTGCCTCCAGGATTCTCTCTCTCAGTTCATCGTCCGTTTCTTCCTCTGTGCCGCCGGTTGCTTTTACAGGATTGGTGATTGATACAATTCCCTCTACCGGAACTGACATCATCGTAATTGTGTTTGCATTCACGTTTGATTCGACGCCGGCAATCATCGCTCTAGCGATTACAGTTCCAGTGCCATTTTCATTCAGTACACACGCCTCTTCGGTAGCAAATTCTATAGATTCCGCTTCTTCTGTTGCGGGTGTCGCAAACACCGTTCCTGTTGCTATAATAGTCCCTGGTTCTCCGGTAATTTCGATCGTAACACTGGAGAAGTTCGGTGCTTTTCTCGCTAATCTTGCCATATTTGCAAGATAATCAAGAAATTCTCCACTGCTCCACTGTGGGAACATCAACTTTAATGTTTCCGGGATGTAATATTCCAGCAGTTCCGATGCGATCAATGCTGTTGGCCTGGTGAAATCCCATGGGAAACCAGCCTCCGTTTTGTCAATATCATCTGGAAGCATGTCCATCATTCTCTGATGAATTGTATCTACATCGCAAGCCTGCAGAAATGCAGGCAATGTAAAGTCTTCTGCCATCTTAGCTCACCCCTTTCTCAAAGACAGTTGATATTGTTTCTTCCTCTTCCCACTGCGCTCCTTTGACGATGAACGAAACCACCGCATCTCCAGAGCTGTAATCAAAAATAAAATTGCGGACGTACTCTGTTGCCGGGTGAACCAGCAACGCATCAGTAATCGTCCGCTCAATCTCGCTTTCCCTCGAATCCTTATCCGGGAAATCCTCCATATCTTCAAACTCGGTGCCAATATCATCGCTATACGCCAGAAATGCTTCCCTTTCTGTCTGAATAACTTTCCAGCACCACTGCATAAATGCTTCCCTGCCGTCTGCACGAACCATTTTATTTGATCCGTCTCTCACGAAATCTCCCTTATCGAAGTCAAACGCCACCGAAGAGCGGTATCTTTCTTCGTATTCGGGATCGTCCGGTATCTCCGGCAGGTCAAATACCGGAAATAACTGGTCTGCCATAAATCCTCCTTCCTATGATTTCTTTACTACATCGACTACAACAGGAGTATTCTTTACCCATGTTACAAGAACGGCATCTCCAGCTTTCACCTTTGGCAAAGTTACTGAATGTTCGTGGCTTCCGTTTCCGGAATTATGTCCTCCATGGCTTCCTCCGGAGATATTTATTTTTAATCCAGAAACCAGCCGTCCAAGGTAATACTCTCCTTTGGGAATAGGAATAGGGAACATATTAGTTGTCAAACTTCCGTCTTTTCCTATGACGCCGAAGTCTGACTCTATGTCCCCTATTCCATCTTCCATAGTTTCTTTTATTCTTTGCTGCAATACTCTTGCCAGCTTATTCATTCCAGGATTTCCTCCTGCAGTATCTGCCACGTCTTCACCCCCTACTCAAATGTGCCTTCGTCAACCCAGCCGTAAACATTACTCTTGCTATCCATGTGTACTAAATGCCATGGATGAGCTTTTCCGTTACCTGCGCAGTTCGGTCCTAATGTGATCTTTGCTTTTCCCGCAGTTGCTCTATAGCCCCTTGCGTCTGACCAACTGCTATCGTAATGTGTACCACCTTTGAAATTCACGACATCTCCAACTTTGTATGTCTTCTTCTTCGTATTACCCGAAGTTTTCTTCTTTGGTTTTGCGGTCGGCTCGGCTGTCTTTTTGACATCCATAGTCATCTGTCCGTTTTTGGCATTATGCTGAATGCTATTTATCAGATAATATCCGTTCAGAGAACCGACTTTTGCGTGGATTATATCTCCTTTACGAACACATGGAATATCCGGTGCAATAAGTTTGCTGGTAACTTTCGGGCTTCCCTTTTCTTCCAAGATTTCTTTTGCTTCCTTCTTGGCATCATCTAGCTTATCGCTCTTTGAATGAGTGATAATCGTCTGAAACACTCCGTACTGTGTCTTTCCATTAACGGTTGCTTCTACCTTTGCTGCTTCGTCAGATTTTCCGGAGGAAACAATTTTTACCCTTGTAACCAGGTTTGCAATACTGATCTTGTGGCTTACCTGAGAGGAAACATCACCAGAAAAATGATAAATGTCTGTGTTACTGCCCTTTGCGATAACCTGAACCTTTGATTCTGTACTCCGCACTATTGCAGCTCCTCCACCTTTTTTCTTGGCTTCATCCAGTATCTCCCGGATAATGTCTCCCAGCTTTTTGTTTTTCAGTAGTATCTTCTTGTGTGCTACATTCGGACCGGTATACTTTGAAATGGTAATGCCCCATGATTTGAAAATTGCTGTCAGAATACTTTTTGTCTTTTTCCCGGAAGCAAAATAAACATTGTCGCTGCTTTTCTGCAAATTAAAAAGGTTGTCATAGGCAACGACATTAAAAACATCATCACTTTTTGAAACCTTTCTTTCACATTCCACGATATTTCCCATGGCAACAATGCCTTTTCCGCTCCCCCAGTAGGCCTTCACTACCACAACAGAGTTAATTTTTACCAGAGAAGAAAGGCGTTCTTTGTTGTACAACGCATTATACATATTGAAATGTATCTTCATTGCCAGCTCATCTTCGTTTTCTTCCCAGCCAAGCTCCTCAACCGCCTGAGTAATATTCAGCTGCAACTTCTTTTCAGTGATAACAATTACCGTATACGAAACATTATTTACATTTATCAAGAACCCACCTCCTACTTCTTTGGAATAGTTAGCTTCGTTCCTGGATAAATCCAATGTCCGTTATTGGATGATTTCCTGCCATGTTTCTTTGCAGCTGCTTCGATTTTGCTTTTATTCAGCTTATAGATTTCCGGGTATCGTGAAGCTTTACCGAGTTTCTTCTGAGCGATTCTGCTTAACGTGTCTCCGGATTTGATCGTGTAGGTTGTTGTCTTACTTCCGGTCGTGGACTTCTTGTTGCTTTTCTTCGATGCCGGCCGTTGAGTTTTGGAAGATGTTCCGATTTTCAGTTCTTTCGTTGTGTAAATCTTAATCTCCCTTGCAATAATGAATTTGATATCATAATAAAAATCACCGAGGCCGCCGGAATATTTGCCTTTGAAGCTGGAAATGTAAACGCTGTAGTTTATACAGGTTCCTGTTACCAACAATTTGCAAATGGTTCCATTGTCTCGGTACTGCTCCATTCGTTTAATCAGCGTATTGGGATCAACCCACGATGATACAAATGGATAATTTTTTCTCGCTTTCCCCGGGAAGATTCCGGACCATGATATTTCCTTGATTCCCTGTCCCCTGGGGATTTTTACGTCCCCCAGGGATATGATAGAATAGGTCATGAACTTTGCATCTGCCCCAAGAGTAATTTTTTCCGGCATCATTGGAAACTGAGTAACAGCCCCGCCGGAAGGTCTGATCGATGCATTCATCTCTTACGCCTCCTGTACTGCCGGCATATTGTTGAAGATTTTACCCATGCGTTCTGCAATCTCATCGCCAAGATCATCTGCCATCTCTCGGATTCTGTTCTGCAGAACCTGGAAAATCTTTTCTTCATCCATGTTACTTCCTTCAATCTTAATGACCGGATTCATATTTACATTGACTTCAACTTTTCCTCCACCATCATTCTGCTGCGCATTATTTATAGTGAAGGTCGTACCATCTCCTTCTGACGCATCCTTGCTACTCTCGTTAGATACTGCTTGCCCCATAATGCTCCAGACTGTGTTGTCTGCCTTTTCTGGAACCTGCGCCAACTGTATGGAATCCTCCGGAATAATACTGCTTCCGGCACCTACCGCTCCACCATTGGCATGAGCTGAGATTTCTCCGTCAGAGCCAAGCATACCGAGAGTTTTTCCTGCCTGCATCCACAAACTGATTCCTCTTTGTCTGCGTCCTGGCACTGTAGGAATGATATACTCTAAGCCTTCCTCGCCCACCCATGACAATTCTGGTCCGCTTAATCCAACTTCGCCTCCATTTGCATGACCTGCAATAGTAGCTGATACAGATGATCCGCTACTTGATGTGGAAATGCTGGCTGATGGATTCGTAATATGCCAGTTCAGTGTAACTGCGACATCTGCTGAGGCTGAGAATCCCCGAGAAAATGTACTCCGTACCTGTCCGGCACATTCTGAATAAATGGCGTCTGCATTGTTTGTCTGATCGAGCGTAACATCTACATGGCCATCTGTTGGAATTGTTTGCGAAAATGCAGACTCTACATCTCCTGTCGCAAGAGAATAGATTTCTGATGAATTATTGGTCTGATCCAGGGTAATTTCTGCATGACCATTGGCTGACACGCTGCTTACTGCGCTTTCAAGTTCTGCTGTTACCTGTTCCAAGACTCCAGACGTATCAGCCGTTACATCAGAGAATGTAACATTCGCACTTCCTTCGACCGAAGCATCCCCGACAGCTCCTTGCAGATCCTCTTCCACTTTTCCCTGTACATCTTCAGCATTTGTTGTTGTGTCCGTAACATTAACATTTGCGGACGTATCCTTCTCAACTGGTTCTGTGTCTGTCTGATTTACTGCCTCCTGGGTTGCTCCCTGCAGACCAGATGCATCTACCTGCACCAATTCTGATGGTACAGTTACCGTTGCTCCTGTCTGCACCTCGATTCCATTCGCCGCAAGTGTTCCTGATTCCATGCCAAGTGCCGCTTCAATCTGAGCGGCTGCTGATTCTGAATCTACTTGAACATCGGACAAATCCACTTGAACGCCTTCTGCAGTAACAGAAAATTCAGCGCCCTCAGTTGTCAACGCAGACATTGCCTGATCGATTGCTGATTGTGCTGCATCTCCATCTACTTCGGCAGTTAATGTGTCCATGGAAATCTTGATTTCATCTCCAGGATGAATAACGTATGGGCTTTCGATGCCGTTCTCTTCTGCTATAGTCCGCCAATCAACACCAAGGGCATTGCCAATATCCCATAAGCAGTCCACAGCTTCAACTTTGATAGTCGCACCCTCTGCGGTAACTTCCTCTGTTGTTGCCAAATCTCCCAACTTTTCATTTAAAGCAGACACCCATTTGTCCTTGTCTATATCTACGTCACCGTCAACCGATGCCTTTAAGCCTTCCAGGGTTACGTCCTCTGTAGTTGTCTCTGCCGCCGCTCGATCTATTGCCTCTGTCAATTCCGGTGGAAGCTGAGAACGGATAGTCTCGTACATAGGATTGCTTGGGTCTGTAAGTGATGCCTTTAATTCATCGCTTCCATTCTGCCAAATCTGATTAGCGTAATTCTGCCATGTAGCTGCAGTATCACCTGCCGCCGCTCCGACTTCAATGGCTTCGTTGAAAGAATCCATCAAGCTCTGTGGAACCGCTTTTCCGACTTCCCTATAATCATCAATCAATCCCTGCATCTGCGTTACGTCTGGTTTCATGCTCTCATACATCGTACTCAAAGCATTTTGTGTAGCATCCGTTGTGAATCCAAATGTTTTTCCATTGCCAAACTCATTGAAGCCATACATCAGTGCATTTGACGCAGAGAAGGTATCTCCGCTTGCCAGCATATTCTGTGCTGATTCCAAAGAATACTGTGCATTTTCTGCAAGGCTCTGTCTATTGCTCTGGATCTTTTCTGCATATGCGGAGTTCAATGTATTTGCTCCCAACTGCAGGCTCTTAGTCAGTTCACTTCCTTCCTGTCCTTTTACGTACCAGCCGGTCATTTCTTTGTACTGCTTATTCTGAGCAGCTGTGATCCTGCCGGCTGATTCCATTGAATTAAGCTCTGAGTACCACTGCTCAACATCTGCCTGTACACTTTCTTTTGCCGACTGCCTTTGGCCTCTCATGGCTTCCAGCAAATCAGTAAAGGACCCGCTTTCCAGATCAGCTGCATTCAGATTTCCGTACTCCTGGTTGATCCAGTCCCACTTTGCCTGAGCTTCCGATTCTTTCCAACGGGCAGTAATATTGTTCATTTTTTCCTGCAAAGCACTGATTGCCTGTTCTTCATCAACATCGATGATGCCATCAGTCAGGGCTTTTTCTACAGCAGTCTGCAGATCATTCGACAGATTAGTAAGTTCCAAGTTGTCTGCTCTCGCCCAGTCTTCGATATTCTTTGCGAGGGTATCACCTTCTTTTGTTCCACCAATGTAGGTCTGAACATGAATATGTGCAGCAAACGTCCTGCTCTGCAGCTCTTCGATTTTGGAATCCACAAACGTTTTAATATTGCTCGTATAATCCTCTCTCTCTTCCGGAGTGAGAGTGATTCCTACCCTACTCTTGAACTCCAGCACATCGTTAGACTCCAGGGCTTTTTGTGCTGCCTCTCTCAGACTGTCTGCGTTTTTTACCTCATTTAGAGCAAGTTCTACATTCGTAAGGTACTTTTGATTAAGGATGCCGGAAGCAATTTCTTCCGCTTCTTTTGCAGACAATTTGATCTTTCCGAAATGTTCTTCCAAATTATCATTCAGAACTTTGGAATTGTAATTGTCAACCGCCACTGCGATACCGGCAATAGCCGCCACAATAGCTGCTGCTCCAAGTCCGATCATTCCTGCTTTAGAAGTCATTCCTGTTAAGGACGTAAAAAATCCTCCGACTGTATCTGCTTCGGAGGCTGCTGATGCGATATTTTTTATTGCTGATCCGATAGGTGTTAATGCACTTGCGACATTCTTTCCTCCGCTGATTAGCTTTGATGCTCCAACTCCAATTAATCCGGCACTTAACCAGCTTGTCAGACCTGCTTTTTCACCGCCAGGTAGAATTGCTGATGCACTGGAAAACAATTTCCCAATTCCCTGTGACAGCATCGACTTGCCTTCTGATCCAGCCCAGCTCATAAACGGTTCTGCAATGATCTTGTCCCAGGCAATATCAACTTTCCCGAAGAAATCTGCATCTTTCCACTCCTGGGAGCCTGTCATGCTCTTAATGCTTCGTTTAAGTGACGTAGCTTTTCCGTCCACAACATCCATGATATTGTTCAGTGCTTCTTCTACTGCCGGCATTTCTGCAGTAATTCCTTCAACCGCAGTTTTCAGATATGGAGAAAGCCTTTTTCCGAAAGAGTTCTGTACTCCTTCTACTGCGCTCTGCATCAAGGTCATTGAACCGGCCAGATTATCCATCATCGTATCTGCCATGTCCTGAGCTGCATCTTTGGAGTTGTAAATAGCCGTACTCAGCTTGTTGTAATCATCTTCGGACGCATTGACGATAGCTAACATGCCAGCCATGGCTTCCTTCCCGAAAATGGTGGAAGCTGCCGCAGTCTGCTCGTCTTCTGCAAGACCACCGAGACTACTTCTGATATTGTCCATGACCCCTTTAAGGCTTTTCATGTTTCCTTCGCTGTCCGTTATGCTGATTCCGTACTTTTCCATAGCTGCCGCCATACTGCTCGTAGGTGCTGCCATATTTGCGATAGCTGTTTTCAAAGAAGTACCGGCCATGCTTCCCTTCACACTTGCGTTAGCCATGAGACCGAGAGCCAAGGATGTGTCTTCTACTGTATAATTCATCGCTCCGGCCACAGGTGCAACATACTTAAAGCTCTCACCGAGCATACCTACATTTGTGTTGGCATTTGCGCTTGCCTGGGCCAGCACATCCGCAAAATGCCCTGCATCTCCGGCTTGTAGTCCAAAAGCTGTGATGGCATCGGTTACAATGTCACTGGTGGTTCCCAGGTCTTCGCCAGAAGCCGCCGCCAAATTCATTACACCAGAAATACCGTCTATCATCTGAGTAGGCTGCCAACCGGCCATCGCCATGTAATTGAACGCCTCTGCGCTCTGCGTAGCGGTGAATTTTGTGGTTGCTCCCATCTCCTTCGCCTTTGCAGTCAAATCTTCAAAGTCCTGTCCTGTGGCTCCTGATATGGCTTTCACCTGAGACATCATGGATTCAAAATCCTTGAATGTGTTTACGGTATCTGCTACCCCTAGCGAAACTCCCAGTAATGATGCCCCTTGAACAACAGGGTTGCTTACTGCTCTAAGCACGCTCTGTATTGGTGCGGTAACATTATCAATGATTCCTATGGTGGCATTAAAAACAGAACCGGCCCAAGACTCTGCTTTGTCCCTGGCCGAATCAATGACTGGAGATGCCTGATCGTCAGCTCCGATTTCTGCGTCACCGGACATGCCATCGAAATTTTCGACAGCATCTTGTGCCGCTCGCACCACCGGTGTTGCGCCATCGTCTGCACCAATTTCAGCATCTCCAGAGCTTCCATCGAAGTTTTCTACTGCGTCCTCTGCCGCTCGTATAACAGGAGTAGCTCCATCATCAGCCCCAAGCTCTGCGTCACCAGATTGTCCGTCAAAATTCTCAACAGCATCACTGGCCGCATTTACTACTTGGGTGGCAGTGTCGTTGGCTCCTACATCCACATCTGCCGCCGAACCGTCCAATGCGCTAACCTGGTCTTCAACCTGATCGACAATCTGACTTGCCGTATCATTGGCTGAAATCTCCACATCTGCTGCTGTTCCGTCCAGGCTTTCAGTAGCACTCGACAATCTGTTGATTGTTCCAGATGCCTGATCGTCAGCATCGACTCTTACATGATGTGCCCGATCCAGTCTGTTTAACTGCTGTTCGGTCCTTTTCATGCTTCTCTCGAAATTGGACATATTTCTGGTTGCTGACTGCACACCTGCTGATGTGTTGTCCTGCACGCTCACCGGGATCTCAATTCTTACGGTTTCTGCCAAATCATTCACCTCCTTCCTCGTCTTCTATGATCCCTTGCCTCTTTTTCCTTTGCTTTTCTTCTTCCTTCAGCTGAATCTGCATTGACTCCAGCATTAAGACCTGCGCCCATTTTGGCTTGCTTAATACCTCGTCAAACGGAATATGATGTCTTTGGAAGATGATATGAAGCAAGGTTGTCTTGCCGCCGGCAGTTATCAGTTTTTTGCCACATCCTCCATGGACGGTGTGAAGCCAGAAATCTCATCCAGCTTTTCCAGAATTGCATCTTTCTCTCCTGCTTTCAGAACGACATCGATCAGGCCGATTCCATTAACCACATTGCATTTCTCCCACGCATCTGTTCTATCCCAGATCTTTGTTCTATCCTCCTCGATAGTTGCTTCATAAATCAGCTCAGAACGGTAATCTGCGGAGTCTACACTTTCTGCAATTCTCAGGCCGTTCGCTTTATTTTTCTTGTAGTTGGTATTTCTCTTTTTGATTTTGACGTATTCATCTTCGGACAGCGGACGGATTCTGAACTCCAGGACAACCGCCTTGTGTCTGATGATCTGGATCTTTGCGACCTCGTCCATATCTGTCTTGTAAGCAGCTGCGGCCATCAGGCCTCCCAAAATGTCGTCTTCATACATTCTTACATTTGCCTTTGTCTCTTCCGGTGACATCTGAACTTCTGTTACGTTTTCTGTATTCTTTGCCATTTGATTTTTCCTCCTAAAACAAAATAAAGGCCGCAAACTTAACGCTGCGGCCTATGTCTATTCTCTATTCAATTTTTCTCAGGCCTTTAATTTTCCCTGCTGTTTTACTTCGCCATTCACGAACAGGGACCACTGACGTTTTACAAGGCTTCCGACCGATACATTCTGTAAATCAATATTTCCAGAAGGTACGCAGTTCGGGTAGATAAGACGTTCTTCGCTTCCATTAATTCCTTTTACCACGCCCTGTAACTTCCAGTTCGGCTGAATGCCGGTACTCTGCATTTTTAAGAGATCAGTAATAAATTCCCCGTCTTCTACCACACATTCGGTAAAGGTTAAAGTTGTGCCAATAGAATCCAGGATTTCCTGTTCCAGTGGTGTTCCCAGCGGATGATATTTCTGATTGGTGACTCCCATTTGTGCCTGAAACACTTCTACAGTAGCAAGAAGTTTCCCTTTTCCGTTATACAATGCGCCATCTTTTCCGGTGCGAACTTTTCTTCCATCTGCTACTGCCTGTGTATTGATAATACCCATAATGTTTTATCTCCTTTCTTATTCTTCCTCTTCTTCTGGAGCAAATCTGTAACGATAGGTCAGATAAAAGATCTCCATGCTGTCGATATCGTCCGGGGAAATATTGAACCATGCGCTGTCTCCCTTTGGTGGGTTTGAAGCATCCAGTTCTACGGTTCCACCAGGTGAAATCTTTTTCTCTCCTACCATTGCGTCCATAACATCAGTAATTGCTGAGATTACGGTTGCTCGTCCATCATCGTCGTTATCAAGTGAAGTTCCCAGATTTTCGATTGTAGCGTCTACACGATCCTCCAGCTCAAATCTGGTTTTCATACGGCGAATTTTCTTCCAGCCTTTGTCCTGATCTGCTGACAAAACGGTAAGGGTATTGATTGCTTTCTCAATCCATACCTGGCGGCTTTTGCTAAGTGAAAGAACCAGACAACCAGCTTTAAGGGCCTTCTTGATAACTGCATTTTTCAGTGACTCATTCAGACTTGCTGCGCCTGTGATTACGGCATGAGTAAGGGTGGAGTTAGATGCAACTGCAATAATCATTCCCATAATTCTTGCGGCCGCTAAGTATCCCTCATACACAACTCCGTCTGTGCCAACCCAGCTATTAAGTACATAGTGCATTTTGTAATCGTTAAAAGCTGCGGCGTGCTGGATTCTTGTGTCGATTGCAACACTCTTAGGCTCGCCAACGCAGGCATACGGATACATTCCTTCCTCAAACTTTCTGTTGATGAAAGTATACAGAAGCATATGTACTGCCGGTTCCTCGGAGTCAACGGCAACGCCATCCCAAGTCTCTTCCTCACTCGCCTCAAATCCTGCATCATACGCTTCTGTGTTCACTGTAGGATCTGTTCCTCCGGTGAATTTTGACTGAGAAATTGTTTTCAGTTTTCCGCTTCCGTCTGCCTTTTTAACCGCTTTTACATATGCACTATTTGTGAAAGCAGCGATAATCCCAGCCACCTCTGCGGAACCTGCAGCAAAAGTTACTGTTTCCAGGTCCTTTGTTCCCTCCTGGATGATTGCCATTTTCTGTGTATCATCCTCCAGGGATTCTTTGATGGTTACTGTAAACGCTCTACTGGTCGGATATAAAGTTGTCAGAGTAACAACATCTGCATCTGCATCATCCTTCAGGGTAATTGATGCCTGTGTTCCACCTGAGCCAACTCTGACTACTACAATGGTGTTTGCACCACCAATTCTCATCTGGGTAATTACGTTTGCTCCCTTGCCGCCTCCAATAATTGAAGCTACATCATCGGAGCCTTCGGTAATAACCGGTTTGTTCAGCGGTCCCCATGTTCCGCTTACTACTGCCAGTCCCACATTCTCCGCAGCACCAGCAACATCTGACCCTCCAGCATTAACATGGCGTCTGTATACGCCAGGACGTTCCTTTTCTTCTCCTGCTCTAAAAGATCCGCTCATTACTCTTTTACCTCCTCGCCTAAGAATTTTTTGATAATAACTGAGGCTTCCTTCTTAGTTGCCTCTTTTGCTCCTGCCAAAAGAAAAGCGGCACGAACGATATCCGGACTGTAAGGCCTTTCAAACGCTGTTGCCGCTGCTTTTGCAAACTCATTGATTGTGTAGATAGATTCCCCTTCTGATACTGCTGTGGATTCGTTACCGGGTCTGGCTTCGTTTTTTTCTTCCTTAGCAATGGAATTTAAGGGTTCGTTGTTTTCAGCTGTATTCGCAGCTTCTACGGCTTTTTTTGTCGCCATTCACTTTTCCTCCTTCTGGCTTACTTTAATCTTGCTCAGTGGGTGTTCAACCTCACCGATCCTTGGAATAGAATATTGTGCCTTCACCATAACCTGTCCTCTTGTCAAATAATCGGCGTTGTTTTCCACGGACACCTCAAATATCAGCATCGGGCTATCATCCAACATGATTACTTCCCCGGCCATATTCAGTCTATCCGCAATGTATCTCGCCCATAAGCTACGGTTTTCTGGCTCCGGCACGATTATATGAATTGCCAAATTGCAATCCACCCATGTAAGCGCATAGGTCGCTCTGTTCGTTTTGTATGACTGCACACGAACGTAAAAAGCCGGGTGTTCTCCACTCGGCTCGAAGAATTTTTCAATATGATCTTTTCCTATAACCAGGCTTTCTTTTTCCAGATTCTTCAACCATCTGCTCAATGCCTGTACTGGATCTGGATTCGCCGTTTCCTGCCGGCTGTACTCCAGAATATCAAACCGGACAGAGGCTCCAACTATCATTGTGTCAACGCCTCTATCTCTCGCACTCCGTTCCAGGGAAAACATTTCTGTTCTCGCCCAAGCAAACGCATAGTGTGAATTTCCTTCCGGCTTCACGATGAGATTTACCAGGCACTTTCTGATGTATGGCTCGATATCTTCCGGAAGAGTTTTTCTCTCATCGCAGTAGAGATCTACCTGCATAACACCTGCGCTTTTCCTCTCTTCATCTGCCTGCATATCAATCGTATATACGATTCTCGGGTACTGTTCTCCTTCCCAACCTTTTTGCCTATCGTCCGGTGCTCCCTGGTAAAAAACTGCAGGCAGTCCAGCGTATACCGCCATTTGATCTTTAAAAAACGAATACGTGGCAAATCGTTCATGCATCAACTCTTCAAGAATCACTCGCTTTTACCTCCGTTTTCTCCGGATCATATTCTTCAATGCTCTCCAAATTTTCAGACCAGCGAATTTTCCACTGGCCTGTCACAACATCATCTGCCTGGATTGTGAGAAAATTGGTAACATTCGCAATAGCCGGCTGATATAATATCTTGATTTCCTCCGGCGTAACTGCAGATACAATTCCGGATTTCGGTTCTTTCCAACAGGAATGCTGTGCGCTTATCAGATCGCCCCTTTTAATTGTGCCGCAATCAAACACTTTTTCCTGTTTGTCCATAATCAGACTCATTTCTACGCATCACCTCCTACAAATATGGTTCATTAAAGATTGCTTTAATCGGTGGCAATGCTTTCTGTGTGATCCGGTCCTTGAATGGTCTTCGTGCCATCTTTCTTGTACCGTTTTCCAAATAACCGGCATAAAACTCTGCACTTTCAAGCTCCAGAGTGATATTGCCTCCACCGCCTTTTACATTTCCTGTCCAATGCAATCTTAAATTGCCTGTACGCCTTGCCGGAGGTTCTCCAGGAGCGGATGCCTGGTAGGTTGACTTATATGGATATTTCCTGTAAGTTCTTCCGCTTCCTTTTCCTCTGAGGACTTCCAATTCGGCGTTTCTGAGCTGGTTGACCGCTCTTGTTCCTCTTGACAACACCTGTTGATTTACTCTGGCTTTCATTTCGCCAACCTTTGCCTGTACTGCTTGGCCTGCTGTTCCAAGTGCTGCCGTATCTATCCACAACCTCACTTCACATCCATCCTTTCCTCGACATAGTAAATGGTGCAGACTCCGATACTTCCCGGATCATCTATGCCCTGAATCAAGAATATTCTTTCTCCCAGTATCAGCTTGTCTTCTGCCTTTGCCTTCGGCCGCCCATCCTGTATGATCGTGTGGGAAATCGGATGCTGAAGCTGTTGCCACTCAACCTTTTGCTTCGGTGTTGCTTCCGCAAGTGCTCCCTTTAGCGTCCGGCTTCCATCACCAGAAAACGAAGCTGTGGCCCTTCCTGTTTTACCGATATCAGCTTTGTTATCTTCGATCACAAACTCTTTATATAGATTTCCTGGCCGCAGATACATCATTGCTCTTCTCATCATTCATCCAGCCTTCCTGTTCTTGGATTCCGCAGCATACCTGTATAGAAATACGGTTCTTTATAACTGTTTCCGGTCGGCGGTGATGGAACTGCCATTGATTCCAGGCTTACTTCCTTTTTCAGACTTAGGTAATCTTCTTTCCAGACTTTTGCCCGGTCAGACAGTGAAAAAGAAAGTGGGCCTTCTTTCGTGTCCACTTCAAACGCAAACCTTCTGCAGATGCTTTCCAGCAACATGAGTTTTGCTCTTTTCCACTTCTTCGGATATTTTTTCAGAGCCGCTGAAATTTCTTCGTCTGTCAATGCACAGGTATCTGCCCCGCCTTCTACCATCGTATCTCCCAGTTCAAACCTCATCAGATCAAGTCCTGCAGTTGTGATATTCCCTGGTTCATAGGTGTATGTGCCTTTTGCCATAAGGGTTCACCTCCGAATTATTTTCCAGACGGTGTTTCGTCTTGCGTACTATGGTCTACGAACTCGTTACCGCCTGCAGGATCGTTTGTACTCCCATTGGTGGAGGATAAGTTGCCTGCTTTCTTTTGAGCCGCTTTCTTTACTCCAGCACGTGAATCACAGGCATGAATGACGATCAGCATATTTTCAGACTTTGCAGCTTCGATTGCCTTTGTGGCCTCTTCTACGTTCATCTGCATGATAGAGAAAACTTCCTGTATTTCCCCGATATTCAGCGGAACTCCCATTACCTGTGCAGTATCTCCGTCATAGCTTTTGAAGACCGGAATTGCAATATCTGTTTCCTGGAAGCCTGTTTCCCGAATACCGGTTGCGGCTTCTCCATCAGAAACAATAGACAGCACTCCAAGTTCTTCCTGCTGTTTTGGATTCAGAACGGCATTGACAGGGATCTCGTCATTGATGAAAAAAGCCTTGCCGCCAAAGCTACAAGGTTTCTTTGCAATCAGTTTCATAATTACCCTCCTTAGACAGCATCCTTGAAGAACATTGCCAGATCATCTCCGGTCTTTTTCATGTCGGTTGCCATGAGGCCTTCGATAAACTCACTGTGAGTTCCCTGCTCGCCTTCATACTGACGAATTGGAAGCACATTTCCGTTTCCTAACATATCCCAAGTAAAGATATATCCTGCACTCGGCTCATCTACTGCCGGTGAATCTGTAGCGTATGCCAACAGGAATGCGTTCGGATCGCCGATGTACTGCATTTTTGCCTCTTCCCCAAGTGCTGCATTATTCATGATAGAACGCTGCACAGAAAGACGTTCCATCTCGAACAGCTGAGACAGAACATTTGCATTGACCATGGCCGGGTTAGCTGTTGATCCGCTGTATTTTACTCTTTCCAGAATTGCCGGATGTTTTTTCAGTGCATTGTAAACATTCACACCGAGAGCCATACGGTTCGGTCTGCGTCCTGTAAGTTCTTCCATCTCAGTTGCTCTTTCCTCGATAAAGGAAATAGGGTCGGAGTTGCCGTTTGTAAACTTAATAAACTGCTTTCCTGTTACGGATACGCTGTCTACACCGGCAAACTCATTCTCCCATACGCCAGCTTTGAAGAAATTCTTTGCGAACAGAACGTCCTGGTGAATGTTTGCCTGGGTTGCAATCATTCTGGTTCTCTGCTGTCTCGGATCTCTGATAGACGGTCCCTGTCTTCTAATAAGGTCTGTCTGACGAATCTGATCGATGCCTACGATCATCTGATCTACCTGGCAGGCATAGGTCTGTCCATTCTCGCCGAGAACTGCTGGCTCAACCTTGCCATATGCCGGTTTTCTCTTCCAGCTGTCTCTCAGTAAATCTTCTTTGCTGAAAATATAGTAATTGTCAGCTGACAGACTTACCGGACACATCGGGAAAATTGTTCTGGCAAAATAATTTTTGTCACTCTGGAAATAAGAAAGAGCCATATTAGACAGTGCTGTGTGCGGTCTAAAGGCTCCTTTTGCAATTTCCACCTGAATATCGGCTGCTGTTACTTTTCTACCCATTCTTTCTTACCTCCTGCTTACGCATTTTTCTGATATTTGCTGATCTGCACTCTGGCATATCCGTCTTTGGCAACTTTGCTGAGTGCAATACCAAGGACATAGTCCCCGGCTTTTGCCTTTGCGGCAGTTCCGTCTGTCCCAGCTGTAATTTCATCGCCTTTAGCAATGGCCTCTCCTGCAAGCACTGATCCGATGTCTTTAATCTGGATGTCGATGTCATCTCCTGCTTCCACCTTTCCAGATACTTCTCCGAACATATCATTGATACCTGCTTCGATCAGAGCCACACCGATGAACGGCTTTGTTCCTCCGGTAGCCAGGATTGCTTTTCCGTTTTCGTCATACACAAAAATCTTATTTCTGCAGTCTTCAACGGCAGCTCCGGCCACCTCGGAAACTGTTACGCTCTGGCTGATCTGTGTTCCGTTATAATTCTTACCCATCGTCTTCTTCCTCCTTCTTAAAGTCCTGCTTCCTCTTCATACTGGAGCACCAGCTCAGGATTGTCTTCCCATGCTTTTGCAACTGCATCCACATAATTCATGGTCGGGTTTTTCTCAACATAGCTTTTGGCGATGCTGGCAATTTTCCCTTCTGCAGAACTGGTATCCGCTCCTTTTGCTACTCCAGCGTGTCCAGATTTTCCGATTTCAGAAAATGTTCCGGAGTTTTCAACAGCGGCTTTCGCATCGTCCAGTGTTTTGATTACCTGATCGTATGCTTCCTGGCTCACTGCCTTTGTACTCTTGAGTACCGGCAGAAGCTCTTCCTCTGTCTTTCCGAGAATTGCATACCGTTTGCAAATCTCTTTCATTTCCTTTTCTTCTGCATCAGCCTTAAATTTTATAAGTGCTTCAACCTGTGCTTTTAAACCAGGATTTAATCCCTTAAAAATATCGTCTCCGGTATCAGCAGTTCCTGTGTCTCCGGTATTCGTAGCACCTGTAAGCCCCAGGGTCTGAAGGGCTTTTGCTACTGCCTCTTCTGAGGACTGAGCAGTTCCCTGTGTTGGCGGAGTTACTGCCGGCGGTGTTTCCGGTGTACCAGTGCCCTCCTCTGTACCATAGCGTTTTTCAATACTTTCAAAAAACGCTCTTTCAGATTCTGTCATTTTGCTCTTGTCGATTTTCATTTCTTCTCCGTCTCCTTTCGGTTCATCGTCTTCTGGTCCGTCTTCTTTTTCCTCGGAAGCTTTCTGAATTGCCTCGTTCAGTCTTACCTGTGCTGACTTCATAACTGCCAGTTCCTCTTCGGAAATTTCCTGATCGTTCTTTGCTATATTTGATACCTTGCCATCGGACCACTGGCTGATTGCATCTTTCACTACGGAATAGAATTCGTCCAGGTTCTCAATCATAGCTGCTGTGGCTCCTGCTCCGTCCAGGTCTTCATCCCATAAAACAGAGCATAAGGAAGACTGCAGTGCATAACAAAAGTCCCATATTTCATCTGCGATTTTCTGAGCCTTTCGTTGTGCCATCTTTTCTTTGAAGGACTCTGAATTGCCTTTCTCGATCTCTTCTATCGCACTGTTCAGCTCGCCCGGATTTATTCCGACCATCTTTGCGATAGCTGATAAAAGGCGTTTCATTACACCACCTTCATTCTGTTTCTCTCCCTCTTCATCGTCTTCTTTTGGTTTCTTGGGATCTTCCTCCGGTTTTCCATCTTTGCGTTTGAACAGCTCAATATGTGCATCCGGATTGGCTCCCTCATCCACAAAGTCAACTTTCTTAACTTTGAGGTTCTTTAACTTTGTTGCCATGCTGTTCCTCCTTTCTTCTGGATTTATAATGCAAAAAGGCACCCACTAAGGATGCCTCTCTGAATTATCGCAATATTCAGTTCAAAAAGCCCTACCAGAGCCGTTTTTACGATCTCTAGGGTAGGATTGATAGGTTTGGCGTGCTGAAAATCGCTATACGCCGCTGTTTTCATCTCTTCCTTCATCAAAGTTCTTCCTGCCGGCAGTTGCAAGAGCGATACAGGTAATTCCTGATAGCACACCAAACAGATAAATACCAATATCAATCAGTATCCTCATCCTCCACCTCTACTCTTTCTGCTTCGCCCTCAATGCTGAACATGGAATATGTGCCATCTTTGACCTTTTCCCATACATCTGCATCAAGCACTTTGAAGCCAATCCACCAGCCAACAGGAAGTGTTCCTTCCGGAATACCCATGGCCCGCTGTTTCTCTTCGGTAAATACTACGCTCTCAACCAAAGTAGCAACACCGCCTCTTTCGTGCATCTCTCCACCTTCTCGGTATAGCTGCACAAATTCATACGCTGCCTGCTCCAGATCTTCCGGCTCTACAATATCTTCCTGCCAGTCTTCAATCAGTTCTCCATCTGATCGAATGGATACATTCGCCCACCCGAAGGCAAGCATCTGCTCATCATCACGCTTTGTGATCTTAAACATTCTCTTTTTTACCGGAGATTCCCTGGCTTTCGGTTTTTCCTGATTGCCGGATTTCTGGATCATATCTGAAAATTTCTTCATTTTCACTTTTCTCCTCTTTTCAACCTCATTTTCTGTCAGCTGATCTGCTGTGCATTGAAACTTGCTCGTCCCTAAACCAAAGGCGCTGGCTAATTCCTCTTTCGTCATAGAAGTTTTGCGCTTTCTTCGCTGTAAACTCCTCTTCGTTTCCATTGCTCTATCACCTCTTCCTTCGTTGCGTACGACCATTCCGTTTCTGTTCTGCCAGTAACTTTCATTCGGATTATTGTGTCCGCTCCGTCCTGGCCTATGTCAGTCACCAGAAAATCAGTCCCTCTGTTCAGCAGAAATTCATACTCTTCTGGTTTTCCGGACAATGGATTTACCCAGGCTCCTACACCTTGCCCTTTAGGAACGCTTATCTCCATGAAGATATTTCCGCTTGCCTGTTTCTCTCTGACAACGGATGTGCTGACAAAACCATCATCATGGAACGTACTTCCTATCTTTGTCTGCAACTTCTCCAGAACATCGTTCTCACAAGTTCTGAACACCTTAATGTCTTCTGGAAGCTCAAACTTTGATATGGCAGAACTGATATCCGAAATCATCTCTGAAATTTTACGGTTGCCGAGATCATCCCACAACTTAACCTGGTTTTCTGTCATTTCTCTTCTCAGTAATCCATTAATCGCACTGTAATCTGGTCCGCAATAATTTGTAATTGATGCCTCTTCCTGTGATGTTGTTTGCTGGCTCCACTTTCCATACGGTGACTGAGTTTTGAAATAATCTAGTTGCCTGTCATATTCTTCCCGATCACTTCTCCGCAACGATCTGTCTGGCCGCTTTCCGAAGTATTCCTCGGCCTCTTCGCCGGATGAAAACTCTTTCTGTTCTTCTGCATCCACCTCTGTTTCAATCTCAGTCATGTTTTCCGGCTGAAATACAGGTGGCTCAATCTCAATGTACTCAACAGCACAAGCGCAACGTGGATGTGCTGGCGGTAGCATTTTCTGACCGGCAAACAAAAGACGGCCCTTAAAATCGAAATTATCATCCATCTCGATTTCGGTACCGTCTAATGCAGCGCAAATGGAACAAACCGAATCATCTCCGGATGTGATCCATCTCTTGATTGTCTTTCCTATAAGGCCTTGGGACTGTGCCTGTCTTACTCCTTGGTCGGCTCCTCGGTTGTACGCAAATTCCAGTTCTGTCTGAGCTATAGTGAAAGCTCTCTGCCGATGTTTCTGCTCTGCGTACTTCTGTGCCGCATCCAGTGCCTTCTTCCGGATGTTTTCCGGCTTCATTCGTGGATGATTAGTTTGCAATGTGGCCTTTACGGTATCGTACAGCTTCAATGCCGCTTTTGTGTCACCATCTGTAAGACCTATGCATGGGCGAATGAATCTTGCCAGTTCGTCAACCGTGTGCTGATCTGTGATCTTCTTTACCAACAACGACTGGATGGCCTTTTTCTGCTCTGCTGTACACGATGTCACAAATTCAGCTCCCCTGTCTTTGATCCACGATACAATTCCAGGGTCCTGCGTATTGATGCTGAATGATAAGCTATCAAACATCGGCTGACCGGCAACGCCTGCCGCCATTGCAGACATCCATACACCTGCCATCTTTTTCTCAACCAGGACTGAATAATCTTGCTGCCAATCCTCGAACTGCTTCTGTGTGAGCATACCACTTTGCACCACTTCCCTCAGTTCTTTATAGGTGATGGCATTTCTTTGGTCTTCCCAAAAGCTGCAGAGGATTTCTACTGGTTCGCTGGTATTCTGGTTCAAGAAACCCTGCAGTCTGTTTAGAATCTCCTGAGCATTCTTTGACTTCGGTTTCAGCTTTGCTTTCGCCTTTTTCACTTGACCTGGCGGTCTTATCAAAAATGCCATACCTACCCTCTTCCCAAGCGTTTTTTGGCCGCTTCTACCACTTCCTCGGAGATTTCCTCGTCATCTTCTTTCGGTTCCTTGCCTGCGGCTGTTTCGGGTTCTGGTGGTTCATTCTGTCCCTGCTGTTCTTCCCTTGTCTGGCTCAACTCTCTAGTATCATCCGTTCTTTCCGGAAGCTTCCCGATCTGCCTGATATAATCTTCCAGACCATCATCCGGTACCAAAACTCCAATTCCAACCATATCCTTAACAAACGCAGATACCTTCGCAATGTCGGCATCTTCAATGTCTCCATGCGTCAGCTTTGGATAATCTGTAATTCCAGCAAAATGGTCTCCGTTAATATCGATCAGATTCGGTATTCCCTGGCTATTGAACGTCTCTGCAATAATATCCAGATACGCACCGCAGGCCATCGCAAACAATTCTGTCTTGTCTGAGCTTAAAGCCCATGAACCATTTTGCTGATGCCCTAAGAAAATAAAGTCTGCCAGAACTGTCATAGCAATTCTAGTATCGTAGCGGTCAATAATCGCATTGGTGTCAAACTGTCTGGAGCCGCCAGTGCTTAAAAGTTCCATCTTGAAGCCCCCAGGAAGAACGAGGCCTTCTCTTTCATCTCTTCGGACACCTCGAACCATATTTTCCAGCTCTGCTCTAATCCTTGATATGGTTTCGTCTTCAGAGTTCCATATATCCATGTCTTCCGGAGTGTAAATCACCGGCAGTCCGGCAAGGTCACGTTCAATGCCAATGCCTTCAATCTCCTGGATTCTTCTCTTGAAATGCCATGACCGGTACGCATTTCTCAAAATGCTTCTACCCTCTGGATTGTCCTTTCGTACCTTGGTTCTAAATAGCAGTGCCTTACTCATCGGGATTGTCAGCAGCCCAAAGTCCGGCGGTGGCATCTGCGTCATACCTACCAGATTATCTGCTTCATCGTATTCCCACTGGTACAGAGTTTCCTGAGATCGAATAGGGAGCTTCGCCCATCCGATCAAACCATCGCTGTATTTGCTTCTGGTTCTGGTATCTCTTGTATTTCCCATTCTACGCTTGTACACAATTTCATGTAGGCTCCAGCCATAAGTAAGGAATGACAGGATCTCTGAGACTGTATCAACCCATGTACTTTGCATATCATCCATACATGATTGTACAAACTCAGCTGCTTCCCGGTCTTTTGCTGTGCCTCCTCCCGGTTCTACAATCCAATCGGTCTGCCGAACCAGCATTTCTATCGCATAAAGGATCGCACCGACTACATCATCATTCTCTGACATTTCTCGGTAAATCTCTACTCCTCTGCTTCCTCTCAGTTCCGGAAGAAACTCTTCATAGATAACTCCACCGTAACGCCTCTGGCCGATGCGTCCTATTTCTTTACTCACTTTACATCAGCCTCCTTTTCTGCCCGCAGGCTTTTATTCTGAAGCTCACTCCGTATCCAGAGTCAGCAATCTGAACTGTTTCTCTGACGATGTAGCCAGCAACCGCCGATTTAGCCAACGGCCCTTGCGTTCCACATGGCTGATTTACTGCTTGGAATGCTACACCAGTTACTCCTACACGCAACCAAACGGATCGGTTCTTATTTCCTCCCGGTCCGTTCCTGCTGTTTATGCTATTCTGCAATGATAACATCATGCTCACCGCCTCCTTTATGAAGCCATCTCATAATAGATCACGCCGCATCCGCTTGATATGGTTACGCTTTCTGCCTTCACATACAGACACATACCGGCAGGAATAATAATGCCATCTACATCTGTCGGTGCGTCCCAACAAGCCTTTACGGTCAGAATTTCTGTATCTTCAAATGCCTGGATCACGGAAACAAAAGTTCCTATGCCGTCTGCCTTGAACTCTTCTGCGTCTCCTCCAGGAACATTGTATTTTTTACAACCATAACCGCCCATGCTTGCGATCGCACTGGCAGATGCTGCAGTATTGTTTACTCTTATTCCATTCATACTTAATCTCATCCTCTCCAATAACTGCTCTTGCTGAGCGTATCTTTTGGCGGTGCCGAGAATGTAGCTCCGTTCTCAACTTCATTGAAAGCCGAACTGCTCGCATCCACCATGTCCTTAAATTTTGATTCCGGGAATGATTCCAGCTGATTAAAGTACATTTCATTCCACTCTCCAATCAGCACATCTACATTTCCAGCCTGCCACTGCGCTGCAAACGGCTCTGCTCTGGATTCCTTGCTTCCAGACTCACCTATGGTCTTTACCAGAAAACCTGCCAGGAATTTCACGTAGGATTGAGCCTGTTCTTTCCCGGCCTGCCCTGGGTCCTGTGGAAGTCTTTCAATCACTCGCTTGTATTTTGCCTTATCCGCCTGCGCTGTCATTTTAATGATTGTTCTTACATCAGAAGCAGCCAAACGCTTGTTAATTACGTCTGCCACGATGTATCTACCGCTCTTTCTCTTTCCGATCAGAACGCCTGCGGTATATGCCGGATCGCCGTCTTCATCTTCGCTGGTTGCTGCAAGGTCCCAACCTCTGCACCAGGAAATAACATCTTTCGGCAATTCCTCCAGCATTTCTCCGACCTGAGTTCGGCGGAAGAACAGGCCGGCCGCCGCTTTAATCTTCCAGTTTCCAAGCAGAAGACGTTCCCTCTCTACCGTAGGCATGGCTTTTAAGTTCGCCAGGTATCCAGGGTCCATCTTCATCAAGATCTGATTGTCCTGCAATGTACTGGCTATGAATGTCACGCTTTTTACATCCTGTGCATCATATCCCTGTGCTGCCAGTTCCTCTTTACTGTCTCCCCAAATGATCTCATCATTCAGCCTTACCATGTATCGGATTACGCCGCTTCTCTCCGGTATCGGATAACCGGTTTCTGGTGTGATCCACCACTTAATGAAATCAGCTACCCAACTATCGGCATCAGGGTTGCACGTTGCCCGAACATACGGTGCTACTCCAGAATCAGTACGGTTTCGTGACAGCATATAAAAAAACTGATGCTTTGAAAAATGCGTCAGCTCATCGAATCCTATCATTGCGATCTGCGAACCTTGCCAGTTCTGGCAATCAGAATCACTACCTAAGTGGGCAAAGTTGACCGTAGCACCACTTTTGAACGTCCAGTGTAGTTTAGGTGTCTTTAATGGATAAGCCCCCTTTACGAGGCTATAAATCTTACCTGAACTATCCCACAAACCACCAGGAGATGTGACCTGTGTGTAATTGCTTCGGAAGATAACCGCATTGTAATTTTTGTTGTTCATGTGCCGGATCGGCTCCAAAAGCAGCCCGAAAGTCTTGCCGCCTCCCGCTGCTCCACCATAAATACAAATATCCGCAGAAGTTGCAAGGAATCTTTCCTGTGGTCCTTTCTGCGGTCCAATCCTGATTATTTTCCCCATCAACCGTCCCTCCCATTATCCGGAAGATAAAACTGAACCTGGTCTCCATCATCTGCTCCTGTGTCTGGTATAACTTCTGGCCGGTCTTGCCATTTATCTCTCTGACGATTCTTTAGCCAGAAGCACTGCGCTCCTACATCCGGCGGAACTTGCTTTTTGGTCTTCTCAATTTTGATCGGTTTCACGTTTCCATCTTTATCGTACTCAATGATTTTCTTCTCTTCCTCGTACTCATAGCCGACCGCTCTCTGATACAGGCTCCTGATTACCTTCGCATCGGAAACTCCCTTTCCCTGGGCCAATGCGCTACCGAAACTTTCGTGATCCTGGCTCCAGCGGATGATCGTCCGCTTGGAAACTCCCATTGCCTTTGCGATTTCTTCATTGGTAGCTCCCATAGCAGCCAAAGACCACGCCCAGTTATCGTGATAATCTGGATTGTATTTGACCTTAGCTGCCATGCCTTATCTATTTACCTAGATAGTCAGCGCAAAGGTATTCAATCAGTTGCCACCGGTTCTTGCTGGTGATGGTTCCCTCTTTCTCAGCCTTCTTGATGGCCTGTTTGATTACTTCGGCGGCATCCGCAGGAATCGCATTGCTACCAAACACCTTCGCCAGATATGTCCATTCCTCTTCTGCATCAAACCCAACTGCATCCATTTTCTCGTTGGCATTCTCGATCATTGAATGGATAGCTGCTCCTACGTTTCTGATGTCCGTAAACTTCTGGTATTTGCTTAATGTCTCCACAAATGCCTTGCACTGCTCGTATGAAGCAACTCCAACGATTTCCGGAGCTTTAGATTCCAGATCCTTCACCAGTATGTCCATATCATTCACCTGATGCGGCAGGAATGTGAAAGTGACATTCTTAAAATCAAACTGAACCGCAGGACTCAGCATCTTGTCATACTGTTCCAACGGTTCTTCCATGATTTCTTTTCCAACGAATGACTCAATCATATCGTCCACATCATCAATCATCTTCACGATTTCTCTCAATGTGCTATCATCATCGAAACCGGAAATTGCATTGTGGGCCAGCTGCTTCGCCGCTATCTTGCTGCGTGAGAGTCCGGACACATCAACAATAGCGATGATTTCCTTCATCTCTGCAGCTCTTGCGCTCTTTACTCTGTGGTGGCCGCTGATGATTTCCAATTTTCCGTCTACCAGAACGAAAAGAGGCAGGCTCTCCAACTGTCCTCGTTTCTTGATGTTGGCGGTCAGCTGGTCCTGCATCTCATTCTTCATGATTCTGGCATTGATGTCCTGTTCCTTGACTTTATCCAGCGGAACTTTGGCGATCACCAAACCCGAACCCATATCGTAGATTACTTCGCACCCTTCGATTTGCTGGATGCCTTTGCCCTGTTCTTCTGCCATTCATTCTCCCTCCTTAGCCATTCTTGAAGTGTCTGCTGCTCACTCCTGCCTTCAACCAGTTCTGCCTCATATGTGAGCTTGTATCCATTCTTCTTGTCTTCCACCCTGTTTACCAGTTTCATGATGCCCCTGACTTCCTTGTTTTCCGGATACCTGGTAAGCATTGCAGTCCGCATCTTCGTGACTTTCTCCTGCTCGATATTGTCCAGGAGCGTATCCACAAACTCTCTGTTCTGTGCCAGCATATAGCACAGTCTACCGAGGCGGTATATCTTGTGCGGCACTTTCATCACGTACCATACAAATACGCTGTCAGATGCCATCTTCGAGATGCCAAACACGCCAGCTACATACCCATCAATCAGCAATGCCCTGTTGAATGTGGCCGATGAACCAACAAAATTATGTGTCCACAACTCTCTGTAATACTGAGCCTCTGCCGCCTTGACCGGAATAACCTGCACTTTGCTGTCTTCCTTGATCTCGTAGTCCCTTGGAAGCATACTGCAATCTAACGGCTGTAGCTTACTCTCTGCCGGCCGTTTAATCTTCTTGCCATTTGCCAGGGCTGTTGCCTCTTCCTCCCGGTTCGTGGTTATGTAGGCGTTTAGGTCTGCCCTTGTGCCAGATCGGGCATATATCGTATAGCCAACTGCCTCTCCTACTCTTTTCTCTTGGTAGCAAATGACCAATGCTTTTGCGTTCATGCAGAGATCATAGAACTGCTGGTGCCCGGTCTCCGGGTCAAACAGTTCATACGGTGGTTCCTTCCAGGTCATCTTGCCCTGCGTATCATAGAACTTTTCATAGCCCGAAAAATAGGTCGGTGGATTTGCGATCACTAAAGCGTGCGGATCGTCCAGCACCTCTTTCAGATGTTCCCACATATCCAGTGGTCTGTAGCTCATGCCACCGAGCAGATTCCGAATGACTTCTATCTGCCGGTTGATGCTCTCTATGTGTTCTTCTCTCCTAAGCCGTAGGTCCGTGAGTATCTGGTAGAAATAATCATTCCCTGCGTTCTTCGATGTTCTGAGATACAGCTGTGCGTACAACGCTGTTGCAGGATCAAGAAGCTCCTCATTGCTGAATCCTTGTGCATGGATTTCCAGTGGTTCCAATGACTGCCCGGTTATCGCATATCCAAGGACCGTTGACATCATATTGACATCGCTGGTTTCAATCTGCTCCGGCTTGAATCCATTCTGCACTGCCAGATTTGCCATTGCGAAGGTGCCGGCACATGGCTCAACAAATCTCGTGTACCCGGACTTTGCTGCCGTTTCTATCAGAGTGACCAGAAACTTCTGCTCCGATGGACCTAAACACCCCAAGAACATTGCCCCTGGGTCCATAAAAAACGCCATTGCTTTCTTCTCCTTTCTTTCCGTTTTTCTAAAACTGTACTATACTGTCTTTACAGGCTCATACGAGCCGAGTAATAAACCGGAGGTGAATTATATTGTCGAGACGGATTTCTCTCATACACCATGATTACTGCCCTTACCTGGAAGAACGGCATGGTGTTCGTGTTGATTACGCCGAGTTTTCTATGCTCGGTGCCGCAGCTCCTGGCTATAAGATATTGGGCTATTCCTGTGACTGTTCGGATGATTGCCCTTATCCTCGCCGAGATGTGCGTGGATCTTGTCCTGTATTCAACACTGCACCGGAAGAACCATTCTGATCTTCACCATTGAATCTTTCAACAGCGGTGCCATGTTCGAGAGCCAGTCAAAATTGCACTCCTTATTCATCGGGCAGTTCTGGCATGGCTCTCCGAAATCCGCTTTTGCATCACCCGCAGCCTGTTTTCTGAATGTCTCAATGTGTTGTGCTATGCAGGTAGCCGATACAACTCCTCTCTCCATCCTAATTCCCCTCCTTTTTTGTTCACTTTATACAAAAAGCCAGGACAATCTCTGATACCACGCCGGGATTTTCAGAGACTGTTCTGGCATATTGCACAAAAAATGGCGTACCTTTTCAGATACGCCCTGCCTTTACCTGCAGACATAGGCCACCGGTTGAGATTAACGTGACAGCACCCGGTACATTCACGAAAACAATTAAGTCACCGTTCCTGCCTCCGGATACGATGGCGTTGTTTTTGGACCGGAACCCTGCAATGAACAGGAACTTTCCTCTGGAAGAGAAATGTGATTCTTTCACCAGTTCCGGATATTATATCATCGCACCAGCCATACCAAACAAACTCATCTGTTCATAGCCTTCCGTTTCCATCTTGGCTTCCTTCTGAGCGGCTGTGCGCTTGCTTTCTTCTTTCTTTGCCTGCTTCTGTACAGGCGGTTTCTTTACTTTTGGTGGATTCGGGTCTGGCAGCTCTTCAATAATTTCTCCTGTCATTTCGCAGTACCACTGAGCAAACACTGTTCTGTGGCACCAGTCTTCCGGGATTCTTACGTCCTCGTAGCACAAAAGAACCAGGTCCTTACCTTCGTCTGCGGCCGTCTTCTCGAATCTCATTACCATGTCGATGATTTTGTCATTTCCGATGCCTTCCAGCTTACGGTAATACTCCTCAGTGAACTTCTCCAATTCCATTCTCAGCATATACCCTTTCGGTGCCAGTGAATAGCACTGCTGTTCTACGGTATACCCCAGTGGAAATTTCGGCGTTCCCAAACTGATTCCGACACAATAATACTTGTCTTTGTTCTCTACCAGCTCTTTATTGCTGTATCTGCTTGTCCAAATTGCCATAGCTTTGTCACTCCTTCATTCTCGCTAATGCGTATTATCTACAATTTAATTATACTATGCGAGCTGATCTAAGTACACTATATTACCCTTTTTTAACCGATTTTTCATAATTCTGGAGTTTTGAGCGGGCGGCATTTCTGCCTACCCACTCTGCCTTCACAGAAGAAAAACAATGCCTTTTTTAGGGGTGACACATAGCTTATCGGGCTTTTATCAGAATACCACTTTGCCCTTCGCTTGTCTAGTGCGCCTTTTTCGCATTTGCGAGATTTCTCGCATCTGCATTTCGCATAGTCTTCTTACCGGATTTCTTTGGTTTCCGGTTCACCTCTATACTTTTTACTCCTTCTATCCCAAAGAATAAAACCGCCAGATCATCGTATGCCTTTTCTAACGTGCGGTACACTGTACTCTTATCAATCTGCTCCTCTTCAGCCACATCTTCTGCCCGCACCGGCTCCGCCTGCAGGAACATCCTTTCCACTACCCGGTATCTCCGCTGAATATCCTGGATCTTTGACTTTCTGCATTCCTTCTTGTAATTCTCCAGCTGCACATCTACATGGTTCAGAAGCATTCCGGTCACTATCCGGTTCTTATTCGTGCTGGTAAGATTAAATTCCTCTTTCCTTACCTGCTCCAGGATTCCGTCCAGGATTTCTTTTAGCGTAGGATCTGTCACCGTGTCTGTCCCTGTTACCGATGTATTCTTCATTTTCTTTAGCTGCCGATAATGAATGATGATCGTTTTGGCACTGTTCTTTACCTTATCTGCCAGTTCCTCTTTGTCTTTCTCTTTTCTTCTCTCGTAGGCTTCTACTCCTTTCTTGGCTCCCTCCCGGCCTGCGGCCTTTATGAGTCTTTCCAATTCTTCTTCAGTCAGGGAAATGTATTTCACTCCCTGTGCTTCACCCTCAGCCTTTGGCGTATTCTCCTTTACAATTTCTTCTACAGCCATGCTGCCACCTCCTTGACTTTTTCCATCTTTCCGGGTTATAATTCCGTTATCGTGTGTGGTCGTCTTTCGTCAGGGAGGCGGCCTCTTCTTTTACGTCAGGATTTGCAGTCCCAGGGCAACATACCCTTCTGCCAACCCTATGAACTTATCATCCAAAATATATCTAACCATTGCTCCGACTTCTCTTCCAGTATATTTGATGTTGTCCCACTCTTTCAGAAGCAGCACATCTCCAACCTGGAAATTGCGATCATTCTTCCGGATTTCAAATAGCTTATTGCCTTCGATTGTTTCCTGGAAATATTTTGGATATGTCTTCAGCTCATGTAACATCCTCTACCTCCTGTACCCAGGGCATGTCGCAAAATGAGAAATGTAACCGTAGCCATCCGCTTCTTTCGCCTTGCATCTTTCTCCGGCCACAACTTCTCCATTAGGAAGTACCAATCTTTCCTTACCGCCCTTAATCTTCTTGAAATCTACGAACTGGGGATCTACCGGCATATTCTTTCCTGCCTTTGTTTTCACCCACATAATTCTTGCCCCGCATCTATTGCATTGGCTGAATTGTCCTGCACTGTCCTGCTTCATTCTTTTTTCTTCCTCCTTGGACACCATCTTGGGCTTGTCTTCACCGTCAGCTTCGTGTCGTATTCTGGTGTGCCGAATCCTATAAAACTCGGCATCTGATTTCCAAAAGCTTCTCTCGGCAACCTCTTTGTTTCTTGATTTTCGCAGAAGAAATATCCTCTTCCGTATCCATATCCGCCAGTAAACTTGCTCTCTGCCCGATTGCGCAACTCGCAATGTTGGCACTCCTTGCATCTCGGTATCATTACGCATCTCCTTCGTAACCTAATTCTATTGCCTTCAATTCCTCAAAGCTCACATATCTCAATGTCGGAAGCAAGACCGAAGGTTCTCCCAACACCACTTTCTTTCCTTGGATGCTCCATCTAGGATAATTCACACTCACATTGCATTTTCTGGCAATTCTGAATGTCATATTTCCAATTTCTTTCCGGATCATCTTTATTGTTCCTGTGTTGGTCTTCCTTCCATTCACCGGATATGCTTCAAATCTTCCCAGTAATCTAGCCTCTTCCTGCCGGATCACTTCATGCGTCATAATATATCTCGTTGCCATCCTATATTCCCCTTATCTGTTCCAAGATCCTCGCTCTAAATTCTTTGTCTGGCTCAAAAAATTTGCGTTTCATTCCATACGCATAAGCTATATTGTCCAGATATTTTCCATATGCAAACCCATTTTTTCGGTCTTCTATTCTGGCTTCGTATCTTTCCTTGATCTCTGAATAAATTTTTCTGGCAACACGCTCAATTATAAGCGTTCCTATCGCCGTAACACATATAGTAACCAGTGCCATCTCTACTCCTTTCTCATAAATCTCTCTCGTATCCGATCAGCCCATAAACTATTGCGGATTGCGTACCCTTTCCTTCTGTACTCTTCGCAGCTTTGCATTGGATTTCTGCCTTTTTCGCACTCTGGATATGCGACCACAAATCCAGGAAGGTTAGGATCAACCGGTATGTAATACTCGCAGGTGCAGCACCACTTTTCTTTTAATGCTTTCTTCTCCGCTTCCTGCATACTTTCTTCAAGCTGTTTATTGTACTCAGGATCTAATCCAAAAGCTTTCCTAAAATCACAAAACATTCATCTCACTTCCTTCTACATTTTCTCCTGGCAGCATTTCTTACCATAATTCCTCCGTGCATCTTTAAGAAATTATTTGTGATCTTCATTCCGTACATGAGACTGTATACCATCCGCATATCATACGGAGCTAACTGGCAAGTGATACTATGAGTTTTTCCTATATTCTCCACAACTTCCATTGTTCTCTGTTTATATGGCTCATCTACCAGCATTATAGAAGAATCTTTAACGTCAGCTATTTTCTTACCGTCCTGCGTATACAACGCTCCGCTAATTACATTTATTTCCATGTTGACCTCCTACTGCATATTTGGCTTCTTGACTACCTGCGTTTCTGTAAGGGGCGGCTTCTTAGTATGCTCATCCAGCCACTCGGCAAATTCTTTTGCTCCTACGTTCTTTGATTCCATTTCATCGGCCAGATGGCGAAGAACCACAACGATCATCCCTGCATCAGCTGCAGCATACGGAGAAATCGCTTTGATCACATTGTTTGAATAATACTGCAGGCCATCGCTCACTGTTTTGGCAGCTTCTGCCTGCTTTTTGGCCTGTGTAAGGACGTTTGCTCTGCTGACAAAACTTTTCATCCTCTTCTCTTTAATTCTCATACTTCATCCTCCGGGTCTTCATAATCATAGCCATCCATATCGTCCGGTTCTTCTGCATCTCCCAAGATTTCGTCCGTAATATCCTCTTCCGGTTCTTCATCTGTTTCCTGGTCGATCTCTGTCTCTGTATATTCCGCATCGATTACGTCTTCGTCTTCCACTTCGGACGGACCAGGCAACTGAGGGATTCCCTTCGGTTCTTCTTTTTCTGACTCCTCTTCATTCTCCGGCTTCAGATTTTCTTTATAATCACTGTCAAAAATACTCTTCTGCGTTGTATTGGCTACCGGCTGTAAAACATACTCACCACTATCTTCATCAAATGCCAGCTCCATTTCTGTATCCATATTGCCGTCCTTTTTGTCCGTGATCTGCACGGTAGATGTAACTTTATGCTTGAAACTTGGCTTATTGATTTTCCTGCTCTCGCCTTCTACTTTAGGATCATAATTCGGAATATATTCCTGAGTGAAACTGACATCAATTTTCAATGTCAAACTTCCATTCGTACTCCCTTTCTCCATCATGTTTCCGATCAATCTCTGCAGAACAAAGTTCATATCTCGCTTTACATTTCCCAGTGTATCGCTGTCAAAATCCAGTGCTTTCATAAATTTATCCATTCCTTACTCCACCTTTCCGTATTTAATTCCGCTTTCCTTCATGTATGCAACCAATGCCTTCAGCTGATCTCTGGTTCCAATTGCGAAGAACTTAGTTCTGCACTTCTTTTCCGGAACAGGCCGTGCCTGAGCAAACGGATCAACTGCTGGTTCTGTTTCCTGTGTCGGAACATTTTCCTCTTTTTCCGGAACAGCAGCCTGCTCTGTCGGAACATCCTGCGACATTTCCGGAACGCTCTGCTTTTTCTCTGCTTCAGCTTTCTCTGCGGCGATACGCTCCTCTTCTGCTTTTTTCTGTCTCTCGATTTCCTTCTGCTCTTCTTCCTTACGGATGCGCTCTGCCTCTGCTTTTCTGGCTTCCTCTGCCTTTCTTCTTTCTTCTGCGGCTTTTTCTTTCTGGATACGTTCTGCTTCCAGCTTTTCTTCCAGATCTTTCAGACGTTTTTCTTCTGCCATAGCTTTTGATAAATCCAGGGTACGGACATATATGTCCTTAGCATTCAGCTTATACTTTCCGCATACGCTTTCAATGGTTTCAAGATCAGTCTTTACCTGCTCAATTTTCTTCTGCACATCTGCGATAGCGGATTCCAGCTTGCAAGTCTTATTCAGATACCGCTGATCGAACACTTTGCTAAATGGCAAGATTTCTGCAAGATTTCCAACGGCTTTTTCGTAAGCCTCCATAATCTTTGCTCTCTTTTCTTCCTTCTCCGCAGTCTCAAATGCTTTTACCTGTTCATCAATCTCTGCCGACTGCTTCTTGATAAGATCGGTGATTTCCTTCAGCTCTTTCTCAAATTCTGCGTATGGCTGGTTGATAACCTCTTTCACCTTTTTCCTGCGCTCATCAATAGCCTTAACAAGGTTGTTCAGCTCTGCTCGATCATTCTTAGCTGTTTTAACCGTTTCTTCGGTATATACAATTCCTTCATACAATGCGACCTTGCTTCTGACCGCTGCCAGCAGCTCTTCTTTGTTCCATTCGATATGTTTCAAAAAATTGCTCTCTGTCGGGCTAATCAATCTAAACTCCATTTTGCCCGGAACTACTGTGGTTTCCTCTACTACTAGCTGTTTTTCTTCTCCTGCCATTATCCTTCCACCTTTCTTATTGTCACTTCTACTCTTGGATTCTCCGAGAAGAACTTTCTTACTTGTGCATCTACAACCTGGTTATCATCGTGATACGCAATATTATTTAAGCTATCGCAGACAATCTTTCCGATGTTATCCCAGTCTGGCTTCTTAGTTGGCCGGATCTTATGCTCCAGCATCATCGTTCTTCTTTTCTTACTGGTAGACGGTGGGATATTGTAATAAGCAATAATACGAACATCCAGCATATCACCGTCCTTGAACCTTTTTCCTTTTGCCTTCTCCTGGTATGCCATCTTAACCAGATTTTCATAGTTTACTGTTTTTTCCGGCGTATAAGCCTTTGCAAATTTCTTTTCCTTACCGTCACTGCCAGTAAACTTCCTGACTGTCACTTTTGGCCTCTGCTTGCCAAACGGCAGGCCTGGAACAACGAATTTTATGCTTCGCACTTCATCCTCCTTGAACGCCTCTGGATTATTCATCCTTTCCGTCCTCCTCAACTTCCTTGTAAACTTTCAGATAATAGTCCAGCTGCTTCCCTGTAGGTGTCTTCTTTCGCTTTCCTGGCCCAACTGTATATCCGTTTGCGTGCAAGATCGCTGTTACAGTTTTTCTGTCCTCTAATTTATCAATGTTGATTTCTGCTACTTTCTTGAAAGCCATTGTCCTACCTCCTTCTACTTCCTATCTTTCCTCGCAATTCCTCCAGTTTTCTCCTGGTTTCTTCTGACATTTCACCTTGTGTCTCGTCCTCTTTTTCTTCCTGGACTGGCAACTTAGGTTTCTCCTGTCTGTCTTCAATCTGCATCTGCTGTTTTTTTACCTCTGCTATTGCTGCCCTGACCTTTTCTGGCATTCTTCGGTCTTCTTTGATTCTCTGCATTGCAGTCCGATAATTTCTCACAAAATGAGATTGCTCTACGGTTCCGACCTGGTCTGAATCCATCATCGCCCATTCTCTTAGGTTGCTTGGATTTCCTACTGCCATCTTGCAGGCTTCTGGCAATTTCTCAAATTCCTCTTCTGCATAATAATTTGATCTTCCGATTGCTTTTCGCACAATCGCCCAGGCTTCCAGCTCACTCATTTCCGTTTCTTTTACAGAGGTGATCTGCTCTGCCTTTTCCCTTATATCTGCTATTGTCGGTGGGAATTTCTCAGTTGCCATATGCTTTTGAACTGCCAGCTCTGCCTGTTTATATGGCAGATCTCCCAACAATGCGAACCATACATTGAACGCATCCTGATCCGGAATGAAGGTTGGCTGGGCGTATACAGCCTTCATGGCCTTCACCAAAACTTTGAACTGTTCTCTTTCCATTACCAGCTATCTACCTCGCTAACCCTCTGTTGTATCTGCTCAGTTCTTGTTGCCGGTCGCTGCTGCTTTCTTTCCTCCAGGATTTTCCAGATAATTCCTTTCCAGTTATTCGCCATGCAGTCTTCGATCAGATTGCAGATTTCATTTGCTCCATAGCTTCCTTCATTGTTCTCGGTCTTCTTGAGCAATGATTTCATTCCCTGCTCCTTGTATGATTCCTTTCGCTCCATCTTGTATCGGAACCAAACTTCCATCTTTTCTCGGACAGGCTCAGAAATATTGTAATCTTCAACTAAACGATGAAATAATTGGATCGTATTCTCTGCTTTTTTCTTGGCCGGTTTTTCTTCTACCACAACCTCTGACTTTTCTTCCAAGGCAGGCACCGGATCTGATCCTATTGCTCGATTCCGTTCCCGGTCTCTCTGCAATCTTTTTCTCCTTGCGGCATCCGTTTCTGATCCAACCATCTCAGCGCATTGCGTCAGCAATATTTCGTCTGCTCCAAGAACTTCTATCAAGCCCTTACTTTTCAGATAGCTTACTGTTACCTTCACGTTATCTGTATCTTCGTCCAGCTCCAACGCCAACTCTTCCATGAAATCATCTTCGATTCCTTCAAAATACATTTTGTTTCCCTGTTTAATTGCCGTCAGCAGCATTTTCAGATAGATGATTGTGTAGGTATCGCCCCCTGCTATCTTTCTTAGCTTCTTTATTGCCTTATCCTCGAAGAACTGATCCGTCATTTTCAGCCAGTAATACTTCTTTTCTGCCATGTCAGATACCTGCTGTCAAATCCGTAATAGAGATAGGGGCTTTTAAAACTCTTGTCTTTCTACAGCAATCACACAATTCACACCGATCCGGCTCTGCATCCCCTGTCTTCACCGCCAGGACTCTCGCCATGTTCATTTCTACCAGATTCAAGGCTTCTGCCAGATAATTGTCAGTGATGTGGATAATCCGGATATCTGGTTCGCTTTCCTTCGTAGCTCCTGCGATATAAAACGGCAACTTCTTACCTGTGTTCTGTCGAACGATTTCCTGGTAAATTGCACCCTGAATGTCATATCCCCAGTACCGCACAAAATCCAGATATCCAATATCTCTTACCCATTCCAGCTTTGTGATCGATGCCATAACCTTTAAATCAACAATCGCAATGTCCGGGATGTAGCTGTCCATCTTAATCTTCCACTTTGTTCCGAACAGCTCTCCCGTCATAATTACCTGCTTCTTGCCGGACATGAATTTCATAAAATAATCGTCTCTCTCGATTCTCTGGATAATTTCATCTGCCTTCACAAACTCAGCTTTCAGTGTTCCGTCTCTCTTGAAAAGATCCGGATTCTCTGCCTTGAATTTATCAAGCGTTCCCTCAAAGTAGGAATCTACATAGCTTCCAACCATGAGGGCCTTCGATTTCGGCTCTTCCCATCTTCCCTTCAGTTTTTCCATCGCAGTAAATTCGCAAGGCATTTTCCCATATGTACCGCAGAAATCCTTGAACTGCGACACGCTCATATATTCTTCATTCGCTTCCTGGCTATAATAATTCTCTGCCGTCAAAACCATGTGTCATCCCTCCTACATTGCATCGATATCTACATCTTCTGGCTCTTCCTCTACTACCTCGAACGGATCTTGTGCTTCCAATTCCGGAACTGAATCTGGCTTGTTATCGCCGTAGGTTCCATTTCCTTCTTCGTCATATGTCTTCTGATCGTCCTGGATGGCTCTCTGCATATCCACTGATAAAATTCCCCACTTGCTAAGAAGCAGCTTAATGACTGTTTTCAGTGCCATTGCCTCGAAATCTGTGGTCCACTTACTTGACTTCTTGCCTTTGTTCAAATCATATCTGTACGCCTGGGAATACTTTCTTGCATGATTATCCACTGCTTTCTTCGACATATACAGCTCCTGGCTGTAACCAGTCTTTAATCTAAACCAAGCATAATATCCGGCCACATTTGCTTCATCTCCAGCATCTCTCTGCTTGCAATTACTGAAATCTTCCACAAACTTAATCTCGCCTGTTATTGGGTTATATGATTCCAGCTCGTCCTTGTATACAACTGCATAATTCATTCGCTCGTAATATCCCGACCGGATTGCCAGCTGAATGAACCCTTTGTACATCATCTGGAACTGAGCTTTCGGAACCTTCTCCCAGTCTTTCTTCTTGGGGTTCCAAACGCTCTCGTTATATGGAACGATTGCCGCAAATCCAAGGTTGCTGTCTATCGGAAGGTCATATGTTGCCGCTACAAACGCAGCTCCGATAATTGAATTTGCAGGGCATTTCTTCAACTGAGCGCTTCCTGATACTGTATTAGTGATCGAGGCCATAAACTGAGGAGCTTTCTGTCCTAATACTTCTCCGAATTTTTCTTTGATTTTGTCCTGGGAAAGCAACTCCTTTACCTGTTTTACTACCGGAACAGCCGGTGCCGCTTGTGGTGCTGCCGGCTGCATTCCTGTCTGATCTTCCATTCTATTCTTCCTCCTTCTCTGCTGTTTTGAATGATTCTCCAATCAACTCGCAAAATTCTGTTGCGCTCATGCCTTCTATGCAATCTTTACAAACCGGGCCTTCTGGAGTATCCATATACTTGTCACCTTCATAAATTGGCTCCTCGCACCATTCGCAGGTATATATAGATTTCGGTTCTTCAGCGTTCGGGCATCTGCTGTCACATGGATTTTTTCTACATACTGCACACATACCTATTCACCTCTTAATTCTTCCCACACGGCTTTTCCCCAGTTAAAAATAAAAATGGTGAACGGTAATACTAACCATTCACTCCCTATTGCGTCATAACCCCGCACTCGATATGCATAATCTACGGCCCACTTCGTGAGAAGAATACCAACTACAATCGGTATCCAATTTTCCTTCAGTAACCGTCTAACCTTTCTCATCGTATCCTCCTATTTGCCTTTCAAAGCTTTATCGCTCATTATTTTAAATTCACTTATTACCTCTGCGATGCCGTCAAGATATTCAGATATCTTTCTCACCGCTTCTACCTCATCGTCCCTTATCTTTCCGTCCTGGGATATTTCAAGCAGCTGATTTTTCATATTCTCCAGCTCATCTTCTCTCAAAGCTTTTAATAATCTCACGGTCACGCTGCATATATTTTTCTCTTCCGTTGCAAGTGGAAGGAATCCGCAGATCGGACATTCATTCTTGCAATAATTGCTCAGGAGCCAAGGTGCGTTGTACAGATCCGCCATTATCAAAACCTTGTCGGCTGGCACTCTTTTAACATTTCCCAGCTCGTAGTCTGCCAGCGTATATGCCGCAATTCCTATAAGCTCCGATGCTCTTTCTCTGCTTTCCAGCCTTGCATCCCATTCTGCCGCCTGTTTTCTGGCTCTAAAATACGGATTCTGGTTTTCTTTTATAGGGTTCCGTCCCATTCTCATTTACCTTACTTTCACTTATAATTTAATCAGTACCTACAGGAACGGCCGGTACTTCCACTTTTAACTGTTCATTGATTTTCTCGATCACTGGCCAATCAAGTGCGTGGCCGTTCAGCACCAACGATACCTTGTCTCGATTGAATCCGATGGACTTGCTCAGCTCGCTGATATTCATTTTCTTCACATACAGTTTCGCTCGCACTGCTCCACACCATTCATCAGACGGAAGCTGCGGCTTTTCCGGAAGCACATTCACTTCCAGAACTTCGTTAATTTTCTTTGCGATATCCAGGTAATTATCCTTTACGATCCGGCCGCTGATAAGGGCTGTTATCGTTGTATAGCTGTAGCCGATTTCATCAGCTACGCTCTGAAGGTTCATTTCCTTTCTCGCAAGCGCAACTCTTATTTCCTTGCACCATTCAGAAATGGGGACAGTAGTATTACTCATTTGCATCGATCTCCTTTCTTGCATCTGCGATTCGCATTTGCATTTTTTCCGAGTGCGTGCTATAATACAAATACGAGTTATTACGAACACGCAATCACCATGAAACAGATTTTAAATCATAGGCTCGCAGCCACGAATAATAATTTGTTTCATGGTTATATTATAGCACGAATCTGCGTATTTGTAAAGATTTTACCTCGTATTTTCGTATATTTTTACACTTGGAGGTGTCTAATGGAAATCATTGAACGCATATCCGATTTACTCGCAGAGCGTGATAAAACGGCCATAGAATTGTGCAAGGTTCTCGATATCCAAACATCTACTATGTCTACATGGAAAACCAGGAAGAAAGATCCTCCGGCTCGTTATATGCCGGCCATTGCAAATTTTCTTTGCGTTTCGCTGGATTATCTCCTGACCGGTCAAGAACGTCCTGCTGTCATTGAACAGCCAGAGGTTCAAGAGCCGAAACTTTCCGCAATGGACGAAGAACTTTTGGATTTATTCCACGAACTTCCCATGAGCAAGCAATATGAATTTATGGGAGAAATTAAGGGCTTCTTGCGTGCTGTCGAGGACTCAAAGAAATACGTTGACGAAGGGAAAAGATTATCCGGCTGAGCTGGTATCGTAAAATCCGGTACTGACAGGAGGATGCTTTATGCAACACAACGCAACCAAGTATTTCGCACTTGCAAGAACAGAAGAGATGGCCGGGCATGACGCACCGGCCATTCTTTTTTACCTTGCTTCATTCTGCGCAAGTCTTAATTGCTGTGACACTCAAACTTTGTACAGGACAACCGCCAAAATCCAAAGGCTGCAGGCCCGTATCTCTTTACCTGATGAATCCCTAATTGCCATGGTTCACTCTTACGGTCCTCTCCCGGATGAAGCGTGTCAGCTCTCTCTGCTTCAATCTCTAAGTGGAGAGTTGCCGGCTGTCCTTGCCTAACGAGGAGAAAACAATGGAACTGCTAAATGGAAATGAGAAATTTACTCTCGATGGAAATGATACTGGAATATCTGTCTCTGAATTTTGGAGCTGGGCTTATTCTGATCTGCTCAACAATACGCTTCGAGGGGTGCTGGCAGAATTTCTCGTAAAAAAATCATTCTCATTTTTACCCCCCCCCCGAAAAATTTTGAGGACTGACTGGACACCTTATGATCTAACCAGCCCTTCCGGGAGAAGGATTGAAGTAAAATCTGCCGCTTACCTTCAATCTTGGACCGAGGACTACTTTTCACACATTATTTTTGACATCGCACCAAAGCGAGCATGGAATCCGCAGACAGGTTATTCTCCTGAGCGGAGCCGCCATTCTGACCTGTACGTCTTTTGCCTGTATACTGCCAGAAGTCGCGAGCAATCCATAAGAAATCTTGATCTCTGGGAATTTTATGTATTGCCTACTTCTGTTCTGAATCAGCAAAAGCCTAACCAGAAAAGTATAGCTTTAAACTCTCTCCTTTCTCTGGAGCCGATAAAAACAAATTTCCAGGATCTCGGAAACATTATCGAAACCATTGCGTTGTGACAGGAGATGATCTATTGAAATTACCGAATGGCTATGGAAGCGTAACTAAATTATCCGGAAACCGGCGTAAGCCATATCTGGCCAGAGTAACCCTCGGCTGGGTCATAAATAAAGAAACCGGAAAAGCAGTACAGAACAGAGTTCCTATCGGGACCTTTAAGACTAAAAAAGATGCTCTGCAGGCATTAGCTGAATACGGAGCTAACCCCTACGACATTCAGAACAATAACATGACTTTGGCCGAGCTTTACGAGAGATGGACAGCAGCTTACTTTCCTACCCTAGAAAGTGATTCTTCTTCCAGGACAATAATCGCTGCCTGGAGATATTGTCACGCTATACAGGGGATGCGTGTAAAGGATCTGCGTGCCCGCCACATAAAAGGAATCATGGAAGACGGATATGTAATTCAAAACCGGGGCAAAGATACCGGAGCTAAGGTGCCTGCATCTCCTGGAACGAAATCCAGAATAAAATCCATGTTTAACCTCATGCTGGACTATGCTATGGAATATGATCTTGTCTCGAAAAACTATGCTCGTACCTTTGAACTTTCAAATGACATTATCAAAGAAAAAGAGGACGCAAAGCGTGGCCATATTAACTTCAATGATTCTGAGATGGAAGCCCTTTGGAGTGCTGCTGACAATATTAAATTCGCCGACTGGTTGCTTATACAGTGCTATATGGGATGGCGTCCCCAAGAAATGGGACTCTTGGAATTAAAAGACGTTGACTTTGAAAAGTGGTGTATTACCGGCGGTATGAAGACTGAGGCCGGCAGGCACCGTACCGTCCCGATCCACACTCGTATTCGGGACTTGGTAAAAAGAAATTATGACGAAGCAGTTTCTCTTGGAAGCAACCGCCTCTTTAATGATCCGGAGGCTACCAAGGGCGGTATGAAAATCACCTATGATAAATACGCTGGACGTTTTAACAAGGTCGTTGCCGCACTGCACCTTCGTTCCGAACATCGACCGCATGATCCCCGAACAACATTCATTACGATGGCGAAAAAGGCGGGCGTGGATGAATATGTTGTGAAGCGTCTTGCCGGTCACAAGATCACAGACGTAACCGAGGCGGTCTATACGATCCGTGATATTGAGTGGCTCAGAGATGAGATAGAAAAAATGCCGTAACCCTTGTGGTTGCGGCTTTTCTTTTCCTATGATCGGTTCTTCTTTTTGTTTCCTTCACTCTGTTACCTGCTTGTTACCTACCTGTTGCCTATCTTGCCATTTTCAAGGCTTCTCACACTGTCTTAAATTACATCTTCTTTTTTACAATCAAAATTAAGAAAAGTACCGCAGCCCTTGGAACTACGGTACTTTCAAGGTTTGTTGACTCTTTAATTAAAAAGGTTTGATTAGAACTTTCCTGCCTCTGCAGCTTCCTCTCTCATTTCTGTTGTTTGTATCTTTCATACAGCCCTATCTTCCGTTCGCTTTTGTATTCTTTTCAATCACAGTTTAGATTCTATTTTTTCCAAAGTACCTGTCGGGAGTTTTGATTTTCTCATCTTGAAGCCATCCTTTCCAACATTTGCGGCTTTTGGCACCAGCGGCTGTGCTTATAATCTGCTCTCTATTTTAACGGGTTTTATTTGCTTTGGCAATGGTTCTTAATGGTTCTCTCTAAGAGATTCCTCATCATCAGGCGCAAAAACCCTCCCGCCGCACAGAGCACAAATCCCCGGGCAGGCACATTTGCAGAAGGGCTAAGGATCTTAGAAAGTTGGATTTTGCGTTGTCACAGAAAAAGGCACTGTTTGAGCGACAGCGAGTTTGCCTTTTTCTGCGATGCTTTTAGCAAAATTCAAGTTTCTTAGAGCCTCTTGCATTCCGAAACAGTGCCTGTTCGGGGATTTGTGCTCTGTGGGGCGGGAGGCCTTTTACACCGTCCGTCCCCTATTTACTTAATACCCCGTCGACAGCCTTTTTCCATCCGGTATACTTCTTCTCCCGGATTTCGTCGTCCATCTTCGGCTCATACACACTTCGTTTCATATTTCCCGCGAGTTTTCCAGATCGTAGACCCCGGCTGAAATACCGGCCATATAAGCCGCCCCGATGCCGGAAAGCTCCTCCGCGTCCGGAATATTTACGCGTTTATTCGTAATATCGCTCTGGAACTGCATCAGATATCCGTTTCGTGTCGGACCGCCGTCTACACGGAGTTCCTCGATCCGCATGCCGGTATCCTGCTCCATCGCACGGACAAGGTCGGTGATCTGGTAGGCAATGCAGTCGAGAGCCGCTTTTACCACCTCGGCTTTCCCTGTGGTGCGGGTAATTCCGCTGATCGATGCCGTTGCTTTCTCATCCCAGTACGGCGCACCAAGCCCGGTAAATGCCGGAACCAGATACGTGCGGTCTGCCGGATTTGCCTCCCTCGCCAGTCCTTCCGTCTCTTTTGCCGAAGAAATCAGCTTCAGATCATCCTTCAGCCAGGTAATCACCGCTCCGGTGTAGTTCAGATTACCTTCCAGCACATAGTCCACCTTGCCGCCTCTTCCCCACGCAAGCGAAGTCACAACGCCGTGGCTGCTCTGAATCGGCCTGTCTCCAATGTTCATCATCAGCGAAGAACCCGTTCCGTACGTTGCCTTGATCATACCCGGTTTTAAGCAGCCCTGTCCGAACAGAGCCGCATGAGAGTCGCCTAATACACCGCAGATCAGAACCGGCTCGGAAAACAATCCTTCCATCGTCGTGGTTCCATACAACGCATCGGAATCGCACACCCTGGCCAGCGCACAGACCGGAATCCCGAACATCTCACAGATCTTCTCATCCCACGCCAGCGTTTTCAAATTAAACAACTGCGTTCTCGACGCATTTGAAAAATCCGTCTTAAATGCATGATCCCCCGTCAGCTTGTAAACCAGCCAGCTGTCAATCGTACCCAGGCAGAGTTTCCCGTCTGCAGCACGTTTCTGTCTTTCTTCTCCGCCGTTTCGAAGCAGCCATGCCATCTTTGCAGCAGGAAAATAAGCCGAAAGCTGCAGACCCGTTGCCTCGCGGATCTCCTCTGCGTGCCCCTGCTCCGCAATCTCCTGCGCAATGCCGCTTGCGCGGCCGCACTGCCATACAATTGCCTCTTCCAGCGGTTTCCCGGTCGCCTTGTCCCAGATCGCCGTCGTCTCACGCTGATTGCTGATGCCGATACCGGCGATTTCTTCCGGTGCAACACCGGACTCGGCCACCAGCGTTTTTACCGTCTGTACGGTGTTCCGGTAAATCTCATTCAGATCATGGGACACCCATCCCTTTTCATTGACAATCTGCCGGTGCGGCAGGTCGGTACGGCGGAGTAAATGTCCCTCCCCATCAAAGAGCAGCGCTTTCGTTCCCTGCGTGCTCTGGTCAATTCCGATAATATACCTTTTCTCCAT